ACGCTATCCCGGGTACGAAGCACTGCGAATATAAGATGGGTTTGACTGTTGACCTAGACCCATGCGGGTTCTTTGACAAGAACGTATGGTATCGGGGCATTGCCGACTTGCTAATCATTAACGATCAAGTTGCCCACATCATCGACTACAAGACTGGCAAGAGCGCCCAGTACGCTGATACCAAGCAGTTAGAACTGATGGCGCTGGCGGTATTCAAGCACTTCCCAACAGTCGAGCGTGCTAAGACAGGGCTAGCTTTCTTGGTCTGCGATGATTTTGTAAAGGCTAACTTTACTAAATATGAAGCACCTGAGAAGTGGCTAAGCTGGATACAAGAAACAGATAAGTTGGAAGCTGCTCATGAGAGTGGTGTATGGAACGCTAAGCCGAACTTCACATGCCGTAAGTTCTGTTCAGTGATGGATTGTGAACATAACGGTAAAGGGAATTACAGATGAACGAAAAGGACTTAAGGGATTGCTTTGCGATGTTTGCAATGAATGGGTATTTGTCTAAGATGGCATGTAACCCTAGAGATCATGGTGATATATGCGATGCAGGAGAAAATAACGCAGAAGCTGTATCTAGGGCGGCATATGCCATAGCTGATGCCATGCTTGAAGCCCGTAACAAAGAACCCGAAACAGAAGTTGGAATTGTCGCCGCTAAATCAAGGAGAAAGAAATGAAAAAAGTAATCGCTGCATTCGCCGTATTCTTCGGCATTGGATATGCAGTAGCCCAGGTGGGCCCGTGTGAGATCATCACAATCGTTAAAGACGGCAAGATAACTAACTGCACAGTATGCGGTACGGTCATAAACTGCTTCTAGAAGTATTAGATGAGGCGCTGCGACTACTACCACCAACAGTACCCTCATTTAATAAGTTAAAGATATATGAACCAATACCTAGTCTACGACGAGCAAAACGAGTTGATGCGCACGGTCTCAAGACAAGAAGAAGCACGCCAAATCGTAACGGGGCGCAGTGGTTGGACATTCAAACTCTTCCGCTCGCCCAAGAAGACGATTGACCTAAGCCAATTTGAGGAAGCCCTATTTTGAAAACACCAAAAATAGTAAAAATAAAGTACGAGGCAGAAGTAGCTGTTTTTGACCAGCAAGTACTTATAAATGCTCAAGACGAACTGTACGCTTTATTTGACGAAGTGTTTTACAACAGCGCTGAAAGCGTAACAGGCGTTCAGATGTTGATTGGTTCGACACAGCTAAAAATGGAAGGCGAAACAGGATGATGCCCTTTTATGAGATCCCAGTGCAGTCGACCATAGCCGACAAGCTGTTTGACTTTGCTTCAACTACGGGCAAGTGGCAGCCTTACTACAACTTTCATGCTGTGCAGGTTCCGTTTGACTTGGCATATTCAGACCCAATACTTTACATGCTTGGCATGCAACACAGGATGGCGGTAGGCATCATTAGGCTTGACCCGTACACGACCTACGACTGGCACACGGATACTCGGCGGGGTGTGTCTATTAATATGTTGCTTAACAATGCGAAGAGTAACTGCTTGTTCTCAGTAAGCGAGACAGAGGCAACTCATAGCTTTGTGGAGCTCAAGTACCGCCTCGGTAGCTACTATGTATTTAACAATCAAGTGCCGCACATGGTAATCAACTTCAACGAGTCACGGTATCTAATGAGCGTGGAGTTTGAAGCCGACAAGAATGAATTAACCTTTGACCAATTACTAGGGGAAATAAAATGAAAAAACTACTAGCTGCACTGCTGTTTGTACCCATGCTGGCGCAAGCTGAAGCAATTGCGACTATGCCTAATGAAGGCGGGGGCAAGATCGTATTGACTGACGAAACCTGCAAGCACAACGGTAAAACTTATCCCGAGTTAAGTAGGGCTTACAACTACACCACAGCAGGATATAGCAGCGAAGGGTGCTTCTTTATTGAAGACGAAACAGTAGTAGTAGTTTGGGCTTTAGCGTCAGGGGCAAAGCGTATGCGCTACCCAGCAGAAAACTTTACGATTACCAAAAAGAAACCAGCTACAAGGTACGGAACATGAAGCCTGTTATCAAAGAAAGCGAATACCTGTACACCTTGGATGAGGTAGCAGAGATAATGGGTTTATCAAGAAGTATGGTGGGTGATGCCCAGCGCAGTGCACTAGAAAAGCTACGGACTGCACTCAAAGACCGTGGCTATGATGTTGACGACTTTTTGGAGAAAACTAAATGAGCGAGCCAATCCCTTTTGCTGGCTGGGTAGATGTAGACGATGACATCCAAGAAACCCTGCGATTATTGACTGGAACTGACCCGGAAAACATGCCAAAATACATAGTATTAGGCGATGGCGCCGTGTATTTCTACCGTAAAGAGGAGCAACGATATGCCTTATGTGAACAAACCCCGCCCGTATGCTAAAGAATATGCACAGTACGATGGCACCCCAGCAGTTAAAAAGAAGCGTGCTCAGCGCAACAAGGCTCGCCGTATGCTTGAAGCTGAAGGCGTTGTGCACAAAGGTGACGGCAAAGATGTCGACCACAAGAAGCCGTTGTCCAAAGGCGGTAAAACCGTCCGTAGCAATTTAACTGTTAAATCCGCCTCCGCAAATAGATCATTCGCCCGTAACGCCGACCATAGCCTAAAGACCAATAAACCAAAAAATGGAAATTCTAGATAACAAAGCGCTTGTAGTAACCACACGCCGCCCGCACTTGATTTCTGAGTGCATTCCAAAGAGTTTCGTTCTTGAAACTAAAGGCGACCTCCACAGGGTTGCCGTTCACTGGGGGTTAGACGAAGCACAAGCTCTGACTAAGTTAAAAGTTAAGGGCGTGCCTTCCCCCATTCAGAAGAGCTACAAGTGGCCTGGCCTGTTCAAGCCAATGGCACACCAGCGTGATACCGCTAACTTCTTGACGCTAAACAAGCGTGCATTCTGTTTTAACGAACAGGGTACAGGCAAAACCGCATCGGCTATTTGGGCGGCAGACTACCTCATGGAGCAAAAGAAAATCCATAGGGTGCTCATCATCTGCCCGTTGTCCATCATGCAGTCCGCATGGCAAGCCGACCTGTTTAAGTTCGTGATGCACCGCAAGGTTGGTGTAGCCTACGGGGACCGCACTAAGCGCAAGGCAGTCATAGATAGCGATGCTCAGTTTGTAATCATTAACTATGACGGAGTTGAGATCGTAGCTAATGACATTGCACGGAACAACTTTGACTTAATCATCGTCGATGAGGCTAATGCCTACAAAACTAACACTACTAAACGCTGGAAAACACTAAACCACATACTTACCCCACGCACATGGCTGTGGATGATGACGGGCACCCCCGCTGCTCAAACCCCAACCGACGCCTTCGGCTTAGCCAAGTTATGCGTACCTGATAATGTGCCCCGCTTCTTTGGTTCATTCCGTGACCAGACTATGGTGCAGATGACTAAGTTCAAATGGCTACCTAAACCCGATGCTAATAAGACTGTGTTTAATGCCCTACAACCCGCAATCCGCTATGAAAAGAAGGATTGCCTAGACCTGCCCGAGGTGACACATGTGTTCCGAGACGCCCCCCTTACTGCGCAACAGGAGAAATACTACAAGCTACTCAAGAAAGACATGCTCATGGTGGCAGCGGGTGAAGAGGTTTCAACTGTCAATGCCGCTATTAATCTCAATAAACTGCTTCAAATTAGCGGTGGGGCTGTTTATTCTGATACTGGTGCTGTTGTTGAGTTCGATGTTTCTAATCGGCTACGAGTTATACAGGAGGTCATTGAAGAAGCTAGTCACAAAGTGCTTGTCTTTGTACCGTTCACGCATACAATAGAACTGCTCAAGGTGCATTTGAGAGGGGCAGGTATTGTCTGCGAGGTTATCAATGGGGCTGTGCCAGTCAACAAGCGCACTGAGATATTTAAAAAGTTTCAAGAGCAAACCGACCCACATGTGCTTCTCATTCAGCCTCAAGCTGCATCACACGGAGTCACACTAACTGCAGCAGATACTATTATTTGGTATGCACCAGTAACATCCATAGAGACTTACTTGCAAGCCAATGCACGTATTGATCGTCAAGGGCAGAAGAACAGGATGACTATTGTGCACATTAAGGGAAGTCCCGTAGAGACAAAGCTATATCACATGCTGCAAAATAAGTTGGATGTCCACACAAAAATAATTGATTTATATAAACAAGAAGTAGTTGACACAGTCAATAATTAGTTGTAGTATTTATTAACGGGCATAGACCTGTAAATTTATTAAAGGAAAACGAATGACAACAGATACCGAATCGGTAGTACCAGTCGCCAACGTAGACAAGCTAGTCGAAGTCTATATTAAGATCCGTGACGCACGAGACAAGATACGCAAAGAAGCCGAGGCTAAAGAAGCCGAGTTGCAAGATCAACTTGACGTAATCGAGCAGAGCATCCTAGACCTGTGCAAAGATACTGGCGCTACTAGCATCAAGACTGAGCATGGCACAGCCATCCGCACAGTAAAGAACAGATATACAACTAATGATTGGGAACGCTTCTATGCTTTTATGTTCGAGCATCAAGCACCTCAGTTGTTAGAAAGAAGAATTCAACAGTCCAACATGAAACAGTTTTTGGACGAGAATCCGGATTTGCATCCCGCCGGTCTAAACGTGGATAGCACATACGCAATTACAGTTAGGAGAAGCAAATGAGTAACGTCGCCCTTTTTAATAATCAATTACCAGACTACCTAAAAGAAGTTCAACTAGATGATGTCACTAAAGCCCTTGCTGGCGGTGGCGACAATCAGACTAAGCGCATTGCACTCGGTGCAAACAAGTTCGTGCTCAAGGTAAACGGCACTGAGATTTCAAAGACCCCAACAAACAAGTTGGAAGTTGTTATTGTTAATGCTTCCAAGCATATCTCAAGAACTTTCTATGCTAAGGCATGGGATCCGAAAGCCGATGCAGCACCGCCTGATTGCTGGTCGAACGATGGTGAGAAACCAGACCCATCTGTCAAAGAGCCACAGCACAGCAACTGTGTTGGTTGCCCACAAGATATTAATGGTTCTGGTCAAGGAGCTACTAAAGCGTGCCGTAAGAACCGTCGTATTGCGGTTGCATTAGCTAGTGATTTAGGCGGCGATGTTTATCAAATGACATTGCAATCCAAATCGATTTTCTATGATATGAAAGCCCCCGGCGATTTAGAGCACATGCCTTTCAATCAGTACGCTAAGTATGTTGGCACACAAGGCTACAACTTAAACACACTGGTTACTGAGATGCGCTTTGATGAGGACTCAACAGTTGGTAAGTTGTTCTTCCGCCCAGTTCGTTTCTTAGAAAAGCATGAGTGGGAAGCTGCAGTTACGCAGGGTGAATCTGCTGCTGCTAAAAACGCCATCACTATGTCGGTACCTTCTAGTGACAACAAGCCAAAGCTAGAGGCACCTGCCCCCGTAGCTAAAGCTTCAGCAGAGGAAGTTGCAGAGCCAACCAAGCGTGCAGAGAAAAAGGTCGAGCCTAAAGCTAAGCCTGATTTGAAGTCCGTAATGGGTGACTGGTCAACTGACGAAGCCGAATGAGTTTAAGAGGCTACAGCTTTGCGCTGCACACAGCGAACCTAAATGCCGATCCCAGATTGCCTGGGGTTCGGCTTGGTAAATACTGCATAAAGAACAGCATCCCTGTATCTAAGGTTGCTGAACA